GCGGGTGACGGTGTAGCCGTGGCGCTCGAGGAGCGCGATGGCGGCCGCGATCTCGTCGGCGGGGAGCGCCGGCCGGGTGGCCGGCGTGTCGGCCAGCTCGGTGGCCAGCCCGCGGTAGAGCCGCGCGTCGGCGGCGGCCATCTCGCGGAGCGAGGCGCGGAGCGTGTCAGCGATGACGCCCATGGGGGGTGGTGCGTGGGACCGCTCCAATGTGCATCAAGGCGTTGCACGACGGGGCGCTGACGCGGGTGGTACGGGCGTACCAGGATCGGCCAAATCGACTGCAGCGCAACGGGTCTGGCCGGGTGTGTGCCGGTGAGCAAGTGGCACTATCAGAAAAAATTGGCACACTCGCTGCACACGGAACGGGCCGAAATTGGCACAAGGCGTTGCGCAGTTGGTATCAGGGCGATACCGAATGACGCCCGATGGTACGGGCGTACCACAGCCGAGATACATTGCGGCGCAAGGGATCTGGCCGAACTGGTACGGGCGTTCTTGTGGAGAACTCGATTTCCGCAGGTGTCACACTGGCCTGCGTTACATCCGTTCACAATCGGCCGTTCTCAGGCGTTCGCAATAAGACATCGACTGCAGCGCAAGGGGTCTGGGTGATAAGTGTGCCCTGCGGTCACACTCCCAGGTCGTCGCTCACGCGCACGGCCGCGGCGCGCGGCCCTCGGGCCACCAGCCCCACCGCTCGCTCAGCCGCAGCGCGCGGCCCAGCTGCAGCACCGCCGCCCTGGCGACCGGGCGCCGGCCGGCCCGGTCGTAGAACTCCTGGACCATCGCCGTGGTGATGCGGTGCACCTGCACCGAGCCGAAGGCCGGCAGCAGGTGTCCGCGCCAGACGTGCTCCTCGGTCACCCAGCCGGGGCGTGCCTGGCGGGCGAGCCGGTGGCGCTCATAGAGCTCCTGGCCGGTGGGCGCCTCGCGCCGCTGCTTGCGCTCCTCCATCGGGTCGCCACCCTCGCGCACGCGGGCGAGCGCGACGAGAAGTGGCGCGGTCATCGGAACACCTTCCACAGCAAGGCTGTGGTGCAACCGATCAGCACCAGTGGGGTCAGCGCATCGAGCGCTTGTGACGCGATGTCGGTCCAGGTCATGGCGAGTGGTGATGAGGGACAGAGCGGCCCAGATGCGGGCCGCAACTGCAGCGCCGGGGAGGATCATCCGGGGTGACGCTGGCTGATCTCGGGACCAGGGCCGCCGGGCCGTTCCTCGACCGTGACACCCTCGATGCGGGTGACGTCAATCCAGACGCTGTAAGGCATGCCGTTCGCGTCGCGGGCCGCCAGCTGGATCTGGTCGCAGCCGGTCAGGTGGGTGGCGCTGGCCACGGCGACACCCTCAGTTCCCAGAACGGTGTCGCGGTACTTCTTGCCCAGAGTGAACTCAGTGCCGTTGAGCATGACGGTGCGGGTTTCGAGTGACATGGCAGGAGATGAATGGGGTGGCTGCCGGATTGGTCACGGCTCCGGCGGGCCGCTGTGATCAGGCCGCGGCCAGCGGCTTGCCGAGGTACTCCAGCCGGTCGAGGCGAACCTTCGCCAGGCTGGCGTCGTCGGCACGGGGGAGCAGCGTGCCGATGATGCCGACAAGGCTGCCCTCGTCCATCAGCTCGAACTGCTCGCGCACCTTCGTGCCCCAGCCCTCGCACTCGACCACCAGAGGCGGCCGATCACCGACTGCCTTGACAGTCAGGGTGAAGGACGCCCGGGTGGCGCCGGACTCGAACTCGCGGAACGCCAGCTGCGATGCGCGGCCGACAAGGGTGATGCTGCTGCGGGGGGTGGTGCGTGGCATGACGTGAGACGTGAGTGAAGTGCCCCCGGACTGCTGGGGGCGGTTCGGCCCGGTTTAACGCCTATGGCCGGCTGGCGTGCTCCCATCATCACGACGCCGCACCCCACGGCACGGCGTTCGTAACAATGCTTCATAGACGGCTCAGCCCTTCGACTCCATGACGGTCGCGTCGCCCTGGTATCGGCCCGTCACGGCATAGCTGCGTTCCGGCGGCATCATCATCTGGCTGAACACCAGCTGCCCGATCTTCATCCCCGGCCAGATCGGCACCGAATGCAGCTGGCGGCTGTTGTGCAGCTCCAGCGTGATCACGCCGCAGAATCCCGGATCCAGGTAGCCGGCCAGCAGGTGCTCGATCCCCTCCCTGGCCCTGCTCGACTTCAGCACGAACTGAGCGTTGCAGGTCTCGGGCACCCGCACCAACTCAAGCGTCGGGGCAAGCACGAACTGGTTGGGGACCATCAGGTAGGGGTCTTTCTGGCTGTGCAGATGGAATGGGAACTGCACCATCGCGCGGCTCTCGGCCCCCTCAATCAGGAGCGTGTTTCCCAGTCGCACATCCAGCGACGCAGGGTTCACCAGTGAAGAGTCATACGGCTCCACCATGCCGGCCTCGCACAGCCGGCGGATCGCAAAGTCAGGCAGGATCATGAGTAGAGGAAGATGGGACGGGAGCTGAGCTCGATCTGAGCGATGCGCCACGTGGCGCCCAGCTCATCGAGGCACAGGTAGGTGGGGAACACGCCAGGCGCGACGTCGAGGATCTCGACGGTCCGCTCAGGGTGCCACCCTCGGACGTAGACGCGATCGCTTGGCTTGAACCGCCACGGCTGCTGCTTCAGGAGATGCAGTCTCATCGCAAGGCCCTCACTTCGGTGCTGATGCCGAACGCCATCTGGAGCAGCGTGCGGCGCTCCAGTGCATCATCGAGGCTCGACGCCAGCCATGCGGTCTCGGTGTGATCGTCGAGCGCGAGCACCGGCGGGATGATCTGGCCGGCAGGGCCCTCCCCCTCGGGGGCACAGAGCCACTGCCGGCCGCGCTTCAGGCCGTACATCACTTGGCCTCGCACGCGCGGTGGACGCCGGCTCGGCAGTCGGCCTGGGTCATTGCATCCAGGCTGGCGGTCAGGGCGTGAAAGCCGAAGACGCAGATGCTCGCCCACAGGGCTGTTGAGAGAAGCGGTCGCATCGTAGGTGTGACGTGGGACGTGGGTAGTTTGCGCAGTGCACAGCCACCGGCAACGGTGCTGTCACAAGTCGTTACGCAGCTCGAACAGGTCGCAGTCGGCGGCAAACTCTGGGCCTTCCTCGATCGGATCGGGGAAGCCGAAGCGGCACTCACCGCCGACCCAGCTGCGGCATCGCAGGCAGCTCACCTCAGGCGTCTCGCGCGGCCGTGACCGCTGGCGTGGCAGCTCAGGATGCACGTCCAGGTAGGACATGCCGATGCGCACCAGGCGCACGGTCTCGCGGTTGGTGCCAAGCTCCCGCGCGAGGTCCTCCAGCGACCGGTGCGGACTGGTGAGGATCAGCAGCACCTGATCGTCCGTGAAGCGACGCCGCTTCGATCGCCGGCCGCGGCCGCTCGGCGGCAACGGTCGAGGTGGTGCTGGGATGATGCGGCCCCGGCTGTCGAAGAAGCTCGTCCAGCGGTAGCTGCAGATGTGGCAATGGTGGCGACGGCGGCGGCCGCCAGTGTGGATCGGTCGGCTGTCGACCGTGGTCGTCCGGCTGCTTCTGCAGCTGGGGCAGGTTCTCGTCATGGTGTGGGGGTGCCGGGCCATGGAACCTCCCCTTCGCAGTGACGCCACCCCCCAGGTTTCGTCACAAGAGGTGCCACGTTGGCGGCGTGGCGACCCGGCAGATGGAGTTTAGGTGGGGGTCTGCTGCTCGCCGTCGTCCTTGCGGAACGGCTGGCCATCGCCGCCATGGTGCCGGTCATCGGTGCCCCAGCCGCGGTGCTGGTACTCCAGCAGGAACAGCAGGCAGCAACCGGCGTGCGCCAGGTGGCTCATGCCTGTCTCCGGGTCGCGCTCCTCTCCCCGCCACCAGGCGAACAGGTGGCGCAGCAGAGCGGCGTAGTACCGGCCCCAGCGGCTGCCGCGGCACCAGTTGTTGTCGCCGTACTTCGCAGCGCCGAACGTCAGCACCTCTGCGATCTGCTCCAGGCCGGCGGTCGGCAGCAGCTCCAGGCGGGGCTTGCTGGCGGTCTGATCTGGCAGGGTGACGAATCGAGGCTGTGAGTTGGTCATGGGCGCGAATGGTGGGTTGACGAGTAGGAGGTTGCCTGTTCCGCAGGCGGGTTGGTAGTCCATGGGATCAGGCCGCGGCCTTCCGGCGGCGCAGCTTCTCCGGCAGAACCAGGCCCTTGATCCGGGCGACCCTGGCATTCAGCGCCGCCCAGTCCTCCTGGTCCTTGAACCGGAAGTGGCCGGTGCCCTTCTTGTAGACCTTCACCTCGAAGAACCCCCAGTCGTGCCACACACCGGGCTCCACCCGGTCATAGCCACAGGCTGGGTGCTCCACCTCGGCATAGGGCCGGCCGGTGATGTAGCAGAGCGCCTTGATCAGATCGCGGATCCTGGGGAAGTTGCCGCCGTGCTGCTTCAGGTCCACACCCAGGCCGCTCCAGTTCTTCTCCGCCAGGTAGGGCACGATGAACTTCTGATTGAACAGGTAGGCGTCGTTCGTCTTCCAGCCCTCTACCTGCCACCGGTTCTCGGCTGTGTGGCGCGTCAGCTCATCGAACGCTGCCTCCACGGCCCGGTCGATCCGTTGATCGGTCGTGCCGGCGATGATCTGCAGCATCCTGAACAAGTTCCGCTCGGTGAACGGCACCTTCGTCTGCTGCTCCACGAACCGGTTGATGTCCCCCTGGAGCTGGCTGGTGGCCATCTCGCGCGGCAGCATCTCGGCGATCACCGACTCCCAGAAGGCCTTCTGCAGCTCCTTGCGGAAGCGGTTCCGGCTGGCGGCGCATCCCTCCATCTTGATCTGGATGCCTAGCTCTCCCTTGTAGACGCCGCCCACCGCCGCCTCGAGGCGCACGCCGGCCGCCAGCTGCTCGTCATAGATGCGGCAGGCCTCGACGTAGCGCTGCACCAGTTCGCGGCTGCGCCGGTATTTGATCAGGCCCTGGCCCTCGGCCTCGAGGTCGTCCGGGCCCAGGAAGAAGCCGTCGAACTCGTCGGCGCCGGGCCGATCGCCGGGCTTCGTCAGCCGCACCAGGCCGATCTCGCAGCGCGTGGTGCGCTCAGCGTCCTCGAACACCGGGCCCAGGTTCTGGCGGCTGCCGTACTGCTCGATCAGCGTGCGCAGCTCCCTGCTGGCCCTGCTGCCCCAGCGGTCGCTGGTGACGATGCTCCAGTTGCACAGGCTCACGATCTGGCAGCCGGCCGGCGCGATGGCCCAGGCGTGCAGGATGTGGTGCTCGTCCGCCGAGAACGGCGGGTTCATGCAGATCACGTCGGCATGGCTGATCTGCTCCGCCTGGACCTGGCGCCAGTCAGCACCGATCAGGCGGCTGTCAGGGATGGCGGTGAGGATGGCCCGCAGCTTCGGCTCGGGCTCCACCGTCAGCACCTCGGCGGCGCCGCGGGCCTGGCACTCGCGCACCAGGTTGCCGCTGCCGGCTGACGGCTCGACCACCACCCGACCGCGAAGGTCGAGGGAGTCGAGCATGGTGGCCGCCACTTCCGGCGGCGTGGGGTAGAAGTCGGGGTTGAACATCAGCCCTTCACCTCCCGCATGTGGGCCTCGACGATCGCGAGCAGCGTGCGGGGAACCTGCGGGTGGCGCGGCACCCAGCGCCGGCCGTTCCATTCACGGCGCAGCACCCACTCAGCCGTCTGATCGAGGAGCTTGCGGGTCTGGCCCTGCTTGATGAAGCGCACCAGATAGGGGTTCCTGGTGCCCTCTGGCTGGCGCTCAACCCGCCAGCGCGGGCCCAGCTTCCAGTCGTGGTCGTCCTCGTGAATCAGCTCTATGTGGTGATCGGGGGGTGGTGGGCGTCTCTGCCCGTGGGGTCATCATCCGCGCTGCCAGGCTGGCCGCCACGCGGCTGTTACTTATCTTCACAAACCGGCATGAACGGGTCCATCGGCGTAGACGCCACCACCCATGTGCCATTCAGCACCAGCGTCGTTCCCATCAGCCAGTGCTTCATCGTCTCCTTGTGAATCCCCTGCTGCTGCCGCCACTTCTCGACACCGGACATCGGCACTCTCGGCCGGTATCGGTTGTGGAGGTTGCGGAACACCCAGCACGGCTCCTGGCTCTCGTCTGGCTGCTCGCCCTGCCGCCTGGCGACCCACCACACCCACGTGCCCCGCATCGAGCAGGTGAAGCGCAGCAGGTTCTGGTCGCGGAGCCAGACCATGCTCTTCCGCAGCGTCTCTGGGCCGATGCCCAGCTGCTCACCCAGCTCGGCCTGCGTCAGCCAATAGCCAGGGGTGACCTGCTCCAGCTGGACAAGCAGCAGCAGCTGGGGGGCGTAGTGGCGGCGGCGAAGCTCTGCCAGGAACTCAGGCTCGATCATGGGGGGGGGGATGGGCCCCGGTCTCCCAGGGCCGCTGCAGGTGGACTGAATCAGAACGGAGGAGCACCGCTGGGCGGGCCCTGTGGAGCTGGCGCAGGCGGCGCAGCCTGCGCCGGTTGATAGGCCGGCGGCTGCGCATAGCCAGGCGTCGCTGCGGGCTGCTGGGCGTAACCCTGCGGCGCCGTGGCAGGTGCAGCAGCAGGCTGCTGTGGGGCGTAGCCCTGCTGCTGCACCGGGGGCGCCTGCTGCTGCTGCGGAATCGCCAGCAGCTGGACAGCATCGGCCACCACGATCAAATCCAACCGCTGGACGTTGTTGCGGTCGGTCCACTGGTTCGTCTTCACTCGCCCGATCACCTGCACCTGGCAGCCCTTCCGGCATGTGTCGGCGAAGGCCTGCGCCTTCTCGTTCCAGACCTCGACCGTGAACCAGTCCGGCGGCACATCCTGGCCGCGCTGAACGCCCAGGCGGTTCACTGCCATCCGGCCGGTGGCCACCACCAGGCCCCCGTTCAGGTACTTGATCTCGGGATCGGCGCCGAGGCGGCCGACGAAGTGATGCACGGAAGCGCGCATCACAGTGTCTGTGACTTCCTGAAAACTCATGGCTGTTGTTGCGAAGGTTGCTTATCGTTCAGCCATTGCTGGCTGAGTCTTTCAAACGCCTGCACACCCTCGCGGGGGTACAGAACGCGGGCGCCGATCTTGATGTACGGCGGCCCCTCCTTGGCCATTCTCCAGTTAGCCAAGGTCTGATGGTTGAGCCGCCAACGATGGGCAAGCTCCTTCGGGGTCAAAAAGGAATCATCTGTCATCGGACTCTCAGAACATTTCTCTTTCAGTTGCGACGATCTCCACCTGCTCGCTCGCCGGTGGTGTCATCGATGATTGAGGGGTTGCTTCTGTGACAACTGGCTCCGCCTCCACCACCTCTACGGAGCTCGATTGGGCGAGGATTTTGCTGTTAAGTTCTTGCACTACATTGCCAGTTGACTGGGTGACATCGGCGCCTCGCACCGTGACGGCCTCCACCTCCTCGCGCACGCCCAGGCCGAACAACACCTCCGGGATGTAGAGGTTGATCAGTCGCGTCGCAGACCGCCACCGCAGCATCTGCTCAGGGATTGTCTGATACTTGGCATTCCGCGTCCAGCCATCGGCGATCGCCTCGCGCATCGTCACCACTGCGGTGATCGTCTCGCCGGAGTCACGCAGTACCGCCTTCGCAGTCACCTCCAGGTTCTCTCCCTGGCCCTTGCTGCTCCACGTGATCGGGCCCTTCAACATGCCGGATTTATTGGCCCGCGCGATCGCGAACCTGCTGGACGTGATGGGCTTGCCCTTGAACACGCCCATCTCCTGGAACATCAGCATGGGATGCTCTCCCAGCTGCTCCGCATACATCAGCGCGACCATGCACGCCTCAGGCTTGCCGGTGTAAGCCTCAGGCACCATGCCGCTCCTGCTGAACGTCATGGCGACGCGCCACAGCTGATCGAAGGCCTTGCCGTCGTGCAAGAACGCCAGAGGCGCTGGCTGTTGCTGCTGAACTGTGAGTGCTGTTGAGTCAGTCATCGCGTGAAGAAAGTGAGAACGTGGTTAACGGTTGACATCAGTCGCGGACCCAGCCGGGTAGGTCGAGGTCGTCCTGCAGCAGATCCCCATAGCCAGGCCAGCGGCCCGATCGGTGGCACTCCGCCAGCAGCTCCATCGCAGCGCTCACCCGCCGCTGCCCTGCAGTGATCAGCGCGGGTGACAGCGGATAGACCGCGACCGCATAGGGCCGCACGTTCTCCACCGCGATGATCAGGAACTTCTCTGCCTCGAGGGCATCGAGGTTCCACGCCGCCTGGACGTGGTAGTCGAAGTTGGCGATGCTGCGCGCGAACTCCGCCCTGCTCGCGTCCTTCGTCGTCTTCACGTCGACCACCAGGCGGCGATCGTCGGAATGCCAGTCGGGCCGGACCTTGCAGTCGAGGCCGGTGGCGTCGTCGGTCCAGGTGTAGGACGCCTCGCGCTGGCCGGGCATCTCCAGCAGGAACTTGGCGGCGGGGTGCGAGCGCACTGCCGCGGCCATCCGCTGCACGACCTCGGCATCCTCAGGCGCCAGCACGATCTTGCCTTCGGCCTCGCGCTCGAACTCGGCGGCCAGCTCTTTGCCGACCTTCGTGCGGCGATCGAAGCTGTGCTTCGGCACGGCCACGGTCTGGTCCCACAGCTCGGGCTCGAGGACGGCGGTGTGCAGCGCCGTGCCGAGCTGCATGGCCGGCGTGGATTCCTTCTTCTCGCGGTCGTCCGCCAGGAAGCGATCGAAGTAGTGGAGCGGGCTGCGGCCCAGCTCCTTGATCTGGCTGGGCGAGACCGCCTTCAGCGCGTGGTAGGCCTCGTTCGAGAGGCCCGGGTGACGGGTCAGCTTAGGCATGGGTCATGCTCGATGACGTGAGGGACGGTCCGACCCTACAGCCTTCATTCCAGATCATCCGCCTTCCTCCTCCTTCCTGTTACATACTGCAACAAACCATTGATTTAACAGGATAATCTGGCATCCTTGGGCACACGTCAACAGCTATTTCACCATGGTCTCGCTGCGTCCATTCCAGTCAACTGCCGTCACTGAAATCCGCGGTGCTTACATGAGCGGCCATCGCCGCGTCCTGTTCGTTCTCCCCACAGGCGGCGGCAAGACCTACACCTTCGTCTACATCGCCGAGCAGGCCGCCATGCGTGGCAACCGGGTCTGCATCCTCGTGCACCGCCAGGAGCTGGTTGATCAGTCCTCAGAGTCACTCCACGCCATCGGCTGCAGGCACGGCATCATCTCCTCCGGCTATCGGCAGGACCTCTCCCACACCGTTCAGGTGGCCAGCGTGCAGACCCTCGCCCGGCGTCTGCACACCATTCCGCCGGACTTCTTCCAGCTGCTGATCGTCGACGAGGCCCACCACGCCGTCGCCGGCACCTGGGCCAAGGTGCTGGCAGCCATGCCTCATGCTCACGTGCTCGGCGTGACCGCCACACCGGAGCGGCTCGATGGCCGCGGCCTCGGCGATCAGTTCGACACCATGATCCTCGGGCCCGATGCGGCCTGGCTCACGCAGGAGGGCTTCCTGGTGCCGGCCCGCATCTTCGCCCCGCCTGGCATCGACCTCTCCTCGGTCACGCGCCGCTACAAGCTCGACAGCGCTGGCGGCCGCCACGCATCAGAGGAGATCCTTCGGCAGGGCCAGGCCATGGGCGACGCCATCACCCACTACCGGCGCACCATCGAGAGCGTCCATAACGGCACCGCCATCGCCTTCTGCCCTTCCGTCGAGGTGGCCGACTCAATGGCCGAGACGTTCCGCGCCAACGACATCCCGGCTGCGCGCCTCGATGGCTCGCTCGATCGCGGCCAACGCCGCCGCATGATCGCCGACCTCGCCGCCGGCCGACTGAAGGTGCTCACCTCCTGCGACATCATTTCGGAAGGCACCGACATCCCCTCGGTCACAGGCGCCATCCTCTACCGCCCCACCGACAGCCTGTCGCTCCACCTGCAGCAGGTCGGCCGCGCCCTCAGGCCATCAGAGGGCAAGCCCTTCGCGGTGATCAACGACCACGTGGGCAACAGTCTGCGCCACGGCCTGCCGACCGATCCTCGCGAGTGGACGTTGGAAGGCCGGCCGAAGGGCAAGAAGAAGAAGCCGTCCGATGCTCTCCCGATGAGGGCCTGCGCACGCTGTTACAGCCTCATCCCCTCCACCGCCAACCCATGCCCTGAATGCGGCCACGTTGAGCAGCAGGCGAAGCGTGAGCTGAAGGTCATCGATGGCGACCTGCGCGAGCTCACCGGCGCCGAGCTGCGCCGGCAGGAGCGCCGCGAGGTGGCCCAGGCTCGCACCCGCGAAGAGCTCGAAGCGATCGCCCACGATCGCGGCTACAAGGCAGGCTGGGTGACCAAGATGCTCGAAGCACGAGGACACCGACATGCCCAGGCGCCGTTCCGATGAGGCGAAGGTCTCGGCTGACATCGCCCTGGCCTTTGGCCGCGGCCCCTGCCGCCTCCTGCGCAACAACGTCGGGATGCTCCCCGATCGGAACGGCAGGCCGGTGGCCTATGGCCTCGGGTCGTTCGGCGGCAAGGTGCTGTCAGGCCCATCGGACTGGATCGGCTGGCGCACCCTCACCATCACGCCCGACATGGTGGGCCAGCGCATCGCAGTGTTTGCAGCGATCGAATCCAAGGACCTCGCGAAGCCCTCGCCCGAGCAGCTGCAGTTCATCGCCAACGTCCAGGAAGCCGGCGGCCTGGCCGGTGTGGCGCACAACGTCGACGAGGCTCGCGCCATCCTCTTCCCGCCCCACCTGCCGCCCATGTAACGAAACCTTGCACAGATCAGGCCGGCGGCGGCCACGGCCCGTAGCGTTCGGGGGCCCAATGCTTCGACCCATGAGCATCGCCCCCGAGACCGCCATGGTCCGTCTCCGTCGCTTCTACCGCGACGCCAACCACTGCGACCCCACCTCCAACTGGCAGGCCCTCTCCTGGGCCCTCAAGCCTGAGCAGTGGGCCGAGCACCAGATCCGCTTCCGCAACTGGTCCTGGTACGTCTGCGAGGCCACCATCAAGCAGTGCCGCATCCTCTCCAATCGCCTGCAGCGTGCTGCTGATGCTGCAGGGCTCACCCCAGAGGCCTTCGCCGCCACCCTCCCCTTCCCTGAGTCCCCTGAGCTGGAGGTGGAAGCATGAGCGCCGATCGCGACGTCCTCTCCATCCCTGACAGCGCCGCATGGCGCGCCGGCGTCCAGCATGAGCGGGAGCGCATCATCAAGGTGCTGCGCACCATGAAGGAGAACCTGATCGCCGACTGCCACGGGCTCACCAGATCTGAGCTTCGTGGCGCCATGGGCGTCCTCGAAGGCGTCACTCAGGGACTCGAGGAGGCCAGCTGATCCATGTCGCTCCTCGAGCAGCTCCAGGCGCTGCCTGACGACTGGGCCTTCGTGGCCGTCGACCGCAACAAGCGCGCCTACCATGAGGCCTGGCAGGACAACCCACTCACCAAGGCGCAGATCGCCGCCGAGATCACCGAGGGCCGTGCTCATGCCGTCGGCGTCCAGGGTGGTCCTGCCTCTGCTGGCCTCCTGTTCGTCGATCACGACGGCATCAGCGCCACCGCCCAGCTGGAGCGGCTCGGGATCCCACTGCGCTCCCTCCCCAAGTCCTGGGCCACCACGTCAGGCCGCGATGGGCGCTTCCAGATCCTCTACACCGTCCCGCGAGAGTTCTGGCCGGCGCTCCGCAACCGCCGCTACTGGCACACCGGTGAGCCGGACCCCACATCGGGCAAGCCCACCAAGGTGCTCGGGCCCGACGGCAAGGCCGAGATGATCGACCTTCGCTGGGCCCGGCATTACTCCGTCGTCATCGGTGCTCACCCCGAGACATCGGGCTACCGCTGGCTCAACGGCCGCGGCCCCGCCGAGCAGGCGCTCAACGACGCCCCCCATTCCCTCATCGAGCTCCTGCTCGACACCCCGGAGCCCGAGCCGCTGCCGCTGCTCACCCCTCAGGCCGTCCCCACCCCAGGGCCAGGTCTCGGTGAGCCGCTCCCCTTCCTCGACTTCATCAGCCGCGACAGCCGCGAGCTGATCGAGTCCGGTGGCACGCCCGGCGCCTGGAACGACGATCAGCTTCGCCTGGCCCTCGACCTCCGCGGCACTGAGCAGTGGATCCGCTCACAGGGCCACACGCCGGACATCACCGCCTCGCAGGCCTTCGCCCTTCACGTGGCCGCGGCCAAGCCGAAGGCCCGCGACTTCGACGAGCGCAAGGCCTGGCATCGCTTCGACGGCGCCGCCAATCGCAACCCCAGCCCCTCCACACCAGAGGAGAAGCTCCTCGATCGGCTCCGCTATCACACCCGCACCAGCAGGCCTCTCCTGCCGCCGCCAGCAGCTGCCCCCGATCAGCAGCGGCAGGCGCCGCCCGGGCCACCACCGCCAGACCCACCACCTGCTGCCCAGCACCAGCAGCAGGCCTACGCACCCTCCCTCGCCAAGCCGCAGAAGCTCGAAGCAGCGGAGCTGCTCTGGATGCTTCGCGAGCAGGCCCGCGACGGTCAGCGCATCCGCTGGAACACCTTCCACCAGCAGGTGGAGATCGACGGCCAGCCCTTGGAGGGCTCCGAGCGCTTCTACCTGAAGCTCGCCGATCAGGGCTTCAAGGTCTCCAAGGACCTCGCCATCGATGCCCTCGTCCAGGTGGCGCGGGAGAACCCCTACGACCCCGTGACCCTCTACCTGGAGCACGTGGCCGCCACGATCCCGCCGGCCTACATCGGCGGCCTCGCCACCGCCTACCTCCGGCCCGAGGACGCCGCACTGGGGGAGCCCACCCTCTACGACCACATGCTTCGCTGCACGCTGATCGGCGCCGTCCGCCGCGCCTTCGAGCCGGGCACCAAGCACGACACCACCTGCATCCTGTCGGGAGACCAGGGCGCCAGGAAGAGCTCCTTCTGGTCCGTTCTCGGCGGGCCCTTCTTCTCCGACTCCCTCGGCGACCTCTCCTCGAAGGACGACCTCCTGAAGCTCCACAGGAGCTGGATCATGGAGTGGGCCGAGCTCGATCACGTGACCTCGCGCAAGCACGCGGGCCAGATCAAGAGCTTCCTCACCACCCAGTCCGACCTCTTCCGCGCCCCCTACGGCAAGGCCGTCGAGAACTGCCCACGCCGCGGCATCATCGTCGGCTCGACCAACCGCTCTGAGGGCTTCCTCGTCGACGACACGGGCAACCGCCGCTTCTGGGTGATCCCGACCACGCGCAACGAGGCCAGCCCGATCGACACTCCCACCCTCGCCGCCGAGCGCGACGCGATCTGGTCGGGCGCTGTGGCCGCCTACCGCGCCAACGAGCCCAACTTCCTCCCCGTCGACCTCGCCCTCAAGGTCAACGCCGAGAACGAGGCCTACCAGGTCTCCAACCCCTGGCGCGAACCCATCGAGGCCTGGCTCCGGCAGCCCGTCAACTTCGGCCGCACCATCACCTCCGAGCTGCTGCTCACCGAGGCCATCCAGAAGTCGATCGGGCAGCAGACCAGGACCGATCAGATGCAGGTCGGTTCGATCATGCGCGACATGGGGTGGGGACGCACGAAGCGCCGGGTCGAAGGCGGGCTGAAGTGGGTCTACACCCCACCGAACTGACCGTGTTCCGACCTCACCGGGAAGGTGGGAACGCTTAAATCCCAGTCGTGGCCTGGGTTGTTCCCTCTGTACCTACCTTCCTACCTAAAAGGGAAAGTAAGAATAGAAGGGGGAGAAAGGGGGTATTCAGGTCTGCGAGCCCGCGAATGAAACTTGGTAGGACGGTGGGAACGGTGGGTACAGGTCGCCACACCCAACGAAGCCTGTTAGCTTGTTCCCGCGTTCCCTGTTGCCATGTTCGATCTCGTAACTGTCGATCAGCTCCCACCTCTGCCTTCATCGAAGGGTGGGCGCGCTCCGTCGGTCCCCGTCATGCCACTCGAAGACCTCCAGCCCGGCCAGGCATTCCGGCTGTCCGTTGCTGGACGTGCACCTGACACCATCCGCCGGATTCATTCCACACTCAGAACGAGGGCTCACAAGGCCTCGAGGAAGACCGGCCTGAACTTCGTCACCCGCAAGGTTGGCGATGAGATCTTCGTCATCCGCTCTGCCGATCAGGAGTGACCCATGGCACGCATCGACATCACCGCTCGCATCGAGACCGAGGGCCTGGCGAAAACGCTCGCCAGACTCTCCGCACACGACATCCCCATTGCCATCCGCGCTGGCATCCGCGACGCCGCATCAGGCGCTCGCACCCAGCTGGCCAAGGGCATCAGGGAGCGCTACAGCCTCTCCTCTGGCCGCATCAAGCAGGACGTCTCCCAGGCTCAGTTCATCGATGGCGGCATGGCTGCTGTCATCCGCACATCCCGCAAGCCCATCACCGCCATGCAGTTCAAGCCACGCCAGACCCGCAAGGGCCTGAGCATGAGCATCTTCCGTGGTGAGCGCACCGTGGTGAAGTCCGGCTTCATGGCCAAGGGCCTCCCCTTCAAGCGCCGCACCAAGGCGCGCTATCCCCTGGACGTGATCCATGGCCCCTCCATCCACGCCATCTACACCGGAGGCCGTCACGCTGACGCCCTGCAGGCCAGGGTCGAGGACGTGGTGGCCGAGCGCCTCGAGAAGGGCATCATGCGCCGCCTGCGCGCCCTCGGACGGGGCTATGGGTGATCCCCTCCCATCTCCCCTCCCACAT